GGAGCTTGTCGATCAGCTTCCAGGCCAGGTCCGTCTTGCCGTGCTCGGACAGTTCCTTGGCGATGACGTAGAGATTATCCAAGGCTGATGACCTTGCTCCCGCGCCCGCCTTCATTGCCCGTGGTGGTCTTCAGGTGCGGATAGTGCGTGTTGATCTCCGCCAACATGCGCTTGTAGTCGTTGGGATCGTGGATGTTGATGCCCTTGGCGCGCATCTGCAGCTCCACGACGGGGGGAATCTTGGCGTACAGCCACCACCCCTGTTTGATCCCTTCGCGGTTGAGCCCGGCTTCGTTGCGCGCCCAGGACGCGAAGTCCAGCACCGGCTGAACATCCGCGGTGCGGGTGATGCAGTATTCCTGCTCATTCTCGTTCCACTTGAAGTCAGAGCGGATGCCGGTCAGGGGATCGAGTTCGAAGAAATCAGACATGTGTGTTGTCCAAAGAGAGGGGCGGTGTCAGTCCCGCCCCGTAGAGGTTAGGTCAGTGCAACAACCTTGCTGCTGGCCTGTTGGTTGCGGCATACCAGCGTAACTTCAGAAATAATTTGGTATTTCTCGCCGTCGCCGGTCCGTGCCAGTTGCCGCGCCATGGGACGCCGCAGGAAGGCGACCGCCCAGTAGTTCGGGTCCAGACACAGGATCACGGAGGTGCGCATGTAGCGGTGCAGGACCACCGTATGACGGCCGAAGTCCGACACATACACGTTCGCCGCTCCGATGATCGGCGCCTGCGTAGCGGCATCGATATCCACAAAGCGGGTGGCGATGGAGGTGAAGCCATCGATGGCCGTCTTGTTGTTCGACGTACACAGGATGGTGGACGGATTGCCCCCATTGCTCCACGAGCCCTGCAAGGCCAGGTTCAGGTTGGTGATAGTGAGCACCGCTGTGGTCGTGCCGTCCGTGGGCGCGGTTGCGCCGGGAACGCCCGAGGTGACCGGGACCGTGGTGCAGGTGTCTGCCGTGGTGGTCGAACGCACCGCGGTGGAGGCCGTGACGGTCGTATTGACCACCGCATTGGTCAGATAGCCCGAGAGCCACATTTCCATGCCGGCCATCGTGCGGCCCGTGGTAGCACCTCCGGAGGTGGAGGGCTGGTTGCGGGTGATCGCATACTCCATGTCGCGCTTCAATTCGCGCATCTTCACCATGGCGCCGCGCGCCACTTCCGACCCGCGGCCGGCTTTCTTCACCGCCTCCAACGTATCGGAGACGAGGAACGTCTTCGAGAGGATCTGCAGGTAGTTGCCGAAGCGGGCAGGAGAGGTGAGCGAGGTGAACGTGGCATCGTCGCCTTCCACCCCGATGTTGGAACCGGCGGCCGCCAGCTGCTGCGCGAGCCATTCGTGGGTAGTGGCGGTGGCATCGATCTTGTCGAGATTCGAGACCGCCCAGGTGTCTTCGGGGAACAAGTCCCAGATGACATCTTCCAAATCCTCGCGGATACCGCCTCCACTGGAGACGCCGAAGGTTTGGGTCGTGTTCGTCAGAACAGTCATGATCGTCCTTTGGAGAACATGCCTTCCAAGCGCTGCTCAATCACCCGGGCTTTGTCGCCGGAGGTTTTGGCTGCCTTGATGGCCTTGCCGTAATCGAGTTTCTGTCGTACGTCGGTCGGCATCCGCTCGGCGGCGACGCCGGGCCTGAGCGTTTTCGATGCTGCGACGACTTGTTTGGTCCCCGCCTTGACCTGATCGAACTGCATGGCTTTCCAGAGGATCTTGTAGCTCCTCGGGTCCAGCAGGACGTTGTCCACTTCGGTTTCTGTGAGACCTTCGGCCTGTGCGAAGGTACGCACGGCCTTTTCGGCTTCCTCAGAGAATCCGTCGATTGATTTGGCGGCGATCTCGCGGGACTTCCCCCGCAGTTCCTTGATCTTCGCTTGCACCGTATCCATGAACTGGGTGCGTTTGCCCGTAACCGTCTCCACCAACTGGGCGCGTCGGTCCTTGACGTTATCCAACTCCACCCGGGCGCGCAGGATCTGATCCGTGCTCATCTGCGCCCAGTCCATGGTCTTGGCCTGTTGCAGATAGGCATCAATCACGGCGATCTCGCGTTGCTCCGTCGCAATCGAATCGGTGAACACCGCATCCAACTGGCGCTGCTTGGCGAGTTCCTGAACGTGATCGATTCCTTTCCTGTGTTCGGCCAGTTCCTGGGTTTTCTTGGTGTAGTCCTCGTTCTTCATGAATGCGTCTTTCATCGCACTCGGAACGCGGATCTTCGTGCCTTCCCAGTCCAACTCTGCGAATCCAGGGTCGGCGCTTTGAGTCTCTACCGGTTCGGTGTCGGTGCTCTCGGCGGTCAGCCCCAGGGCGTTCGCAATACGGGATTCAACCGACTGGCTTTCGCCTTGGTCGGTCGGGGTTTCAAGTTCCATGGATTACCTGAATAGGTTACGTAAGGGATTCTTGGCGCGGGCCTGCTCTTGCGCCAAGTTGAAGCGTTCGAGCTTGCCGTGATTCAACATCACTTCAAGGTTCAAACGGACGTCTTTCAACAGTTTCAGACAGCGCCGCAGGTCCTCGGCGGTCTGCGTGTCAGTCAGTGAACACTTCTCGATGCGCTCGATGATCGCGGCGCGTACGCCGTCGTGCGCTTCCTGATAGAGGGGCGATTCGAGGATGGCTTTCGCCTTGTCGGCGCGCTCGATGGGGTTCATTCCATTCCCGTGATGCGACCGTGCGCATCTTTGACCGCGGTGTGACTCGCCAACAGCTCACCCGTCTCCGGATGGTGGATGTCCACTCCTTCGATCTCGCCCTTGGCGTTCTTGCGGATGTGCTTGCGGCCCGTGGCAATCGCCCCCGCTTTCTTCACGTGGTCAAAGACCTGTGAGAGCGTGGTGTTGACTGTGTCGAGACTGACGCCATGCTTCTGGATCACACCCGTCGCCCCTTTGACCGCATCCGCGGTGCTGGTGGCGGCTTTGTGCATCGGATCGATCCTGGCTTCCAAGGCGGTCAGGAGCGCGGCGTGAGAGGCTTTCAAGCCCTCCACCGCAACCGCGTGGTGATGATCCACCTGCTTGGCGGCGATGTGCAGGCCGATGTTGGAATCGATGGCGTACGCTTCCAATTCCGCCTTGCGCCGCGATTCCACTTCCTGCTGCATGATGTGGCCGGCGGCGATCTTCTCCTTGGAGGCCGTCTCGATCTGCGTCTTGATAATCTCCGGCGGCGGCTGGGGAGGTGGTTGGGGAATGTCCTTCGGATCGGTCCAGAAGCGATTGGGCGCGGCAAAGTCCGCGGATTTGGTGAGCTCGACCAGCGTGTTGTAGATGTTCTCCGGCGTACACACCGGCAGTTTCATCTCCATCGCCTGCATCTGCTGCTGCAGCATGGCCAACAACCGGCCCATCTGCGCGTCTTTGTTGCCGGCGGAGAACGCCACGCAGATCTTGAAGGCCGAGCGTTTCTTCCACGCACCCGGATCGACCTCCACCCAGTTACCGTTCAGCTGCACGCTCTGGCGCTTGTGCCCCATCTTGAGCACTTGCTCGTGGATGATGCTGAACAGGTCCTCTATGGCGAAGGCGAGAATGCGCGCAATCTGCTCAACCCGCTGGGCCGCCATGGTCGCGAGGGTTTGCACTCCGGTAGCGGTTTTGTTGAGGCTATTCTGATCGATGCCGGTGAAGTAGCGGTTGGTACCCGTGCGGTTTTCACGCACCTGGTCCATGTACTCCAGCCCTTCCATCGCCTGAGGGAAGACGAACGGGGCTTGTTCGTAGCGAATCGCATCCACATCGGAAGTGCGGATGATCCCACCCGGACGGGAGATCAGCGCATCATCGAGGTTGACTTTCGTCTCATCCAACACCTTCTGCGGATTGTTGGCGATGTAGAGATTATCCAGCCCCTGGCGCATGATCGCGGTCTTGATCCGCTGGATATCACTCACCATGTCGGCAATCGAGAAGCCCACATGTCGGTGAGGTAAGGGACAGGCCACTCCACTGGCCACCGGAATCCGGCTCACTTCCTCGGCGTAGAGGATGTGACGTCCCACCCGCAGCAGCTGTAGCAGCTCGGCCTTGCCGTCGCCGTCCGCATCCACCCGAATCCAGATCATGCGGGCTTTCACCCGTCGCATGGACGGATCGCTGGGTTTGTAGCGCTCTAAGCGCCGTTCGCCGTACTGATCCCGGGCGTAGTCTTCCTGGGTGTACAGCTCCGGATCGTCTGCAATGTCCGTGGGGATGTCGAAGCCCTGCGTCCGCAATTCGGTGAGCGTGGTTTCTTCCCAGTACTCGAAGTAATCGCAGCGATCATCGATCCGCCAGCTAAAGGTGCGTTGATCAACTTTGACCCGCTCCGGCGGCAGTACCCGGATGCATAAATCCTTCTGATCGCTCGAGCGCCGGATGGTGCAGTCGTAGAGCATGGCGGGGGTGGTCATGGGCTGCCCGTCGGCCCCCACGATCGGCTCGCCCTGGGGTCCTAGAACCGGATCGGGGGGTAAGTCGGGTGCGGGATGAGACTGGGAGTCGATCAGCTGACAGGTGGGGTCGTGCAGCAGGTAGGCCACGCCCATCTTGGTCTGATCGGTGTACTTCTCGATTTCCACCTGGCGGTTGTTGTCGCGATAGACCAGGAAGTAC